AGTGAAATACCTCCCTTTTGTTGTTTTATCGTTTTGTCGACTTTTTCTTGTGTGTTGGTGGTGAGTGTGGTGCAGCCTGAGCTTCCTGAGTCTCGTGATTGGTGTGGGGAGACGCGTCGGTGGTGGCGTGTGTGGGGTGAGGATTCTCGTGCGCAATATGTGAGTGATGAGGAGTGGCTGTTTCTCCTTGATGCGGCTGTGATTCATGATGTGGTGTGGCGTGATGGGCGTGCTGATTTGGTGGCTTCGCTTCGTGCTCATGTGAAGGCGTTTATGGGCATGTTGGATAGGTATTCGGTTGATGTGGCGTCTGGTGGTCGCGGTAATGGTTCTGCTGTGGCGATGATTGACCGGTATCGGAAGCGCAAGGGGGCCTGATTAGGTGTCTGGTGTTGTTGGGTCTCAGGTTCCGCGTCATCGTGTTGCTGCGGCGTATTCGGTGTCTGCTGGCGGTGATGCTGGCGAGCTTGGTAGGGCGTATGGGTTGACGCCTGATCCGTGGCAGCAGCAGGTGTTGGATGACTGGCTTGCGGTTGGCGGTAATGGTCGTCTTGCTTCGGGTGTGTGTGGGGTGTTTGTGCCTCGCCAGAATGGCAAGAATGCTATTTTGGAGATTGTGGAGTTGTTTAAGGCGACTATTCAGGGTCGCCGTATTTTGCATACTGCTCACGAGTTGAAGTCGGCTCGTAAGGCGTTTATGCGGTTGCGTTCGTTTTTTGAGAATGAGCGGCAGTTTCCGGATTTGTATCGTATGGTGAAGTCGATTAGGGCGACGAATGGCCAGGAGGCTATTGTCCTGCATCATCCGGATTGTGCCACGTTTGAGAAGAAGTGTGGCTGTCCGGGTTGGGGTTCGGTCGAGTTTGTGGCTCGTAGCCGTGGTTCTGCTCGCGGGTTTACAGTGGATGATTTGGTGTGTGACGAGGCGCAGGAGTTGTCGGATGAGCAGTTGGAGGCGTTGCTTCCTACAGTAAGCGCTGCTCCTTCGGGTGATCCGCAGCAGATTTTTTTGGGTACGCCGCCGGGGCCTTTGGCTGATGGTTCTGTGGTGTTGCGTCTTCGTGGTCAGGCGCTTGGTGGCGGTAAAAGGATTGCGTGGACTGAGTTTTCGGTTCCGGATGAGTCGGTTCCGGATGATGTGGGGCGGCAGTGGCGGAAGCTTGCGGGGGATACTAATCCTGCGTTGGGTCGTCGTCTGAATTTTGGGACGGTGTCGGATGAGCATGAGTCGATGTCTGCTGCCGGGTTTGCTCGTGAAAGGCTTGGCTGGTGGGATCGTGGCCAGTCTGCTGTGTCGGTTGTTCCTGCTGATAAGTGGTTGCAGTCTGCGGTTGATGATGTTGATCTTGTGGGCGGTAAGGTTTTTGGGGTGTCGTTTTCTCGGTCTGGGGATCGGGTTGCTTTAGCGGGTGCTGGCAGGACTGATGCTGGGGTTCATGTTGAGGTTATTGACGGTTTGTCGGGTACGATTGTTGACGGTGTTGGCCGGTTGGCGGACTGGTTGGCGTTGCGTTGGGGTGACACGGAGCGGATTATGGTTGCCGGTTCGGGTGCTGTGTTGTTGCAGAAGGCTTTGACGGATCGTGGCATTCCTGGTAGGGGCGTTGTTGTGGCCGATACTGGGGTTTATGTGGAGGCGTGTCAGGCGTTTCTGGAGGGTGTCCGGTCGGGTGTGATCAGTCATCCGCGTGCCGATTCTCGCCGTGACATGTTGGAGCTTGCTGTGAGGTCGGCTGTGCAGAAGCATAAGGGTTCTGCTTGGGGTTGGGGTTCCTCGTTTAAGGATGGTTCCGAGGTGCCTTTGGAGGCTGTGTCTTTAGCGTTTTTGGGGGCTAAAACTGCTCGGCAGAAGCGGCGTGAGCGTAATGGTAGGAAGCGGGTGTCTGTGGTATGAACTCGGATGAGCTGAATATGATTCAGGGTATGTTTGATCGTATTCGCGGGTTGTCTTCGTGGCATTGCCGTATTGAGGGCTACTATGAGGGCTCGAATCGTGTCCGTGATTTGGGGGTTGCTATTCCTCCGGAGTTGCAGCGTGTGCAGACGGTTGTGTCGTGGCCGGGGATTGCTGTGGATGCTTTGGAGGAGCGTCTGGATTGGCTTGGCTGGACGAATGGTGACGGCTACGGCCTGGATGGTGTGTATGCTGCGAACAGGCTTTCGACGGCTTCGTGTGATGTGCATTTGGATGCGCTGATTTTTGGTTTGTCGTTTGTGGCGGTTATTCCCCAAGAGGATGGGTCGGTGTTGGTTCGTCCGCAGTCTCCGAAGAATTGTACGGGCCGGTTTTCTGCCGATGGTTCGCGTTTGGATGCTGGCCTGGTGGTGCAGCAGACGTGTGATCCTGAGGTGGTTGAGGCTGAGCTTTTGCTTCCTGATGTGATTGTTCAGGTGGAGCGGCGTGGGTCTCGCGAGTGGGTTGAGACGGGCCGTATGCCGAATGTGCTTGGGGCGGTTCCGTTGGTGCCTATTGTGAATCGGCGCAGGACGTCTCGTATTGATGGGCGCTCCGAGATTACACGGTCGATCAGGGCTTACACGGATGAAGCGGTTCGTACGCTGCTTGGGCAGTCTGTGAATCGTGATTTCTATGCCTATCCGCAGCGCTGGGTGACTGGTGTGTCGGCTGACGAGTTTTCGCAGCCTGGCTGGGTGTTGTCTATGGCTTCTGTGTGGGCTGTGGATAAGGACGATGACGGTGACACCCCGAATGTGGGGTCGTTTCCGGTCAATAGTCCTACACCGTATTCGGATCAGATGCGGCTATTAGCCCAGTTGACTGCTGGGGAGGCTGCTGTTCCGGAGCGTTATTTCGGGTTTATCACGTCTAATCCGCCGTCGGGTGAGGCGCTTGCGGCGGAGGAGTCGAGGCTTGTGAAGCGTGCTGAGCGGCGTCAAACGTCGTTTGGTCAGGGCTGGCTGTCGGTTGGTTTTTTGGCTGCCAAGGCGCTTGATGCTGGTGTTAATGAGGCGGACTTTTTCGGTGATGTGGGGTTGCGTTGGCGTGATGCTTCAACACCGACTCGGGCTGCTACAGCGGATGCTGTGACGAAGCTGGTTGGTGCCGGTATTCTGCCCGCGGATTCTCGGACGGTGTTGGAGATGTTGGGTCTTGATGATGTGCAGGTTGAGGCTGTGATGCGTCATCGTGCCGAATCTGCGGATCCGTTGGCCGCCTTGGCTGGGGCTATATCGCGTCAAACTAACGAGGTATGATAGGCGATGGCTTCGGGGGTTGAGTCGCGGTTGGCTGCTACCGGGTATCAGCGGCAGGCGATAAGGTTTGCCGGTAAGTATGCGGGGTATTATTCTGAGCTTGGCCGTTTGTGGCGTTCTGGGAAGATGAATGACACGCAGTATGTGCGTTTGTGTGTCGAGTTGGAGCGTGCCGGCCATGATGGCTCCGCGGCTATGGCAGCCAAATTCGTGCAAGATTTTCGCCGGTTGAACGGTGTCGATCCTGGTTTGATCGTGTATGACGAGTTTGATGCTGCTGCGGCTTTGGCTAGGTCGTTTTCGACTATGAAGATTCTTCAGAGTGACCCGGATAGGGCGAATGATACGATTGATGCTATGGCTGCGGGTGTGAATCGTGCAGTGTTGAATGCGGGCCGTGACACGGTTGAGTGGTCTGCGGGTGCGCAGGGCAGGTCGTGGCGTCGGGTGACTGATGGTGATCCGTGTGCTTTTTGTGCCATGTTGGCTACGAGGTCGGATTATACGACTAAGGAAAGGGCACTTACTACTGGTCATACTCGGCGTCATAAGCGTGGCGGTAAGCGTCCGCTTGGTTCGAAATATCATGATCATTGCGGGTGTACGGTGGTTGAGGTTGTGGGGCGTTGGGAGCCTAGCGTAGCCGACACCCAGTATCAGAAGGTTTATGAGAAGGCTCGTGAATGGGTTGATGATCACGGGTTGCATCAGTCGCCTGGTAATATTTTGAAGGCTATGCGTACTGTTGGCGATATGAGATGATTGATATGGTTTCCGGTTGTGCGTTGCCGGTTATCGGTGCACGGGTTGTCTCCCGCACGGGGGTCAGCAAGAAATGTTGTTTTCCGCAAGGAGTGTAGGGTTAGGCTATGGCCGATCAAAACATTGAAGAACAGAATGTCAACAATGATGTTGTTGAGCCCGGAAAGGGTGGAGACATTGTTGATGTTGTGAAGGATGGGCAGGTTGCCGGCGATGATCATGTCGGTGATGTTTCCGTGAAGGGTGAGGCTTCTGTGCCGTCTGGCACGGATTGGAAGGCTGAGGCTCGTAAGTGGGAGTCTCGTGCTAAAAGCAATTTTGCTGAGCTAGAAAAGCTTCGCTCCACCGATGATAATTCGGAGTCTACCATTGATGGTCTTCGTCGTAAAAACGAGGAACTTGAGAGTAGGCTGAACGAGCTGGTTCTGGAGGGTGTTAAGCGCGATGTGGCCACCGAATATGGCCTCTCGGCTGATGCTGTAGCTTTCTTGTCTGGCGGTGACCGAGAGTCGCTCGCCGAGTCTGCTAAAGCCCTCAAGGGGCTGATTGACCATAGTGGTAGTGGTGGCGCTGGTGTGCGTCGTCTTGCGGGGAGTGCCCCCGTGACAGATGAAAAGCATCGCGAGGGTGTCGCTTTCGTGGATGCTTTAGTAAACAATTCTAGGAGATGATTTCTGATGGCTGACGATTTTCTTTCTGCAGGGAAGCTTGAGCTTCCTGGTTCTATGATTGGTGCGGTTCGTGACCGTGCCATTGATTCTGGTGTGCTTGCTAAACTGTCGCCGGAGCAGCCGACTATTTTCGGGCCTGTTAAGGGTGCCGTTTTTAGTGGTGTTCCTCGTGCGAAGATTGTTGGTGAGGGTGAGGTTAAGCCGTCCGCTTCGGTGGATGTTTCGGCGTTTACTGCGCAGCCTATCAAGGTTGTGACTCAGCAGCGTGTCTCGGACGAGTTTATGTGGGCTGACGCTGATTACCGTCTGGGTGTGCTTCAGGATCTGATTTCCCCGGCCCTGGGTGCTTCGATTGGTCGCGCCGTGGATCTGATTGCTTTCCATGGTATTGATCCGGCTACGGGTAAGCCTGCTGCTGCTGTCAAGGTGTCGCTGGATAAGACGACGAAGACGGTTGATGCCACGGATTCTGCCACGACCGATCTTGTTAAGGCTGTCGGCCTGATTGCGGGTGCTGGTTTGCAGGTTCCTAACGGGGTTGCTCTTGATCCGGCGTTCTCGTTTGCGCTGTCTACCGAGGTTTATCCTAAGGGTTCGCCGTTGGCCGGTCAGCCTATGTATCCTGCCGCCGGGTTTGCCGGCCTGGATAATTGGCGTGGCCTGAATGTTGGTGCTTCTTCGACTGTTTCTGGTGCCCCGGAGATGTCGCCTGCCTCTGGTGTTAAGGCTATTGTTGGTGATTTCTCTCGTGTTCATTGGGGTTTCCAGCGTAACTTCCCGATTGAGCTGATCGAGTATGGCGATCCGGATCAGACTGGGCGTGACCTGAAGGGCCATAATGAGGTTATGGTTCGTGCTGAGGCTGTGCTGTATGTGGCTATTGAGTCTCTGGATTCGTTTGCTGTTGTGAAGGAGAAGGCTGCCCCGAAGCCTAATCCGCCGGCTGGAAACTGATCTATTTGTTGCGGTGATGTGTCTATGTGCAGGGGGTGGTGTTGATGGGTATCATTTTGAAGCCTGAGGATATTGAGCCTTTCGCCGATATCCCTAAAGATAAGCTTGAGGCGATGATCGCCGATGTGGAGGCTGTGGCTGTCAGTGTCGCCCCCTGTATCGCTAAACCTGATTTCAAATACAGGGATGCCGCTAAGGCTATTTTGCGTAGGGCTTTGCTGCGCTGGAATGATACCGGGGTTTCTGGTCAGGTGCAGTACGAGTCTGCGGGTCCTTTCGCCCAGACGACACGGTCTAATACTCCCACGAATTTGTTGTGGCCTTCCGAGATTGCTGCGTTGAAGAAGCTGTGTGAGGGTGATGGTGGGGCTGGTAAAGCGTTCACTATCACACCCACTATGAATAGTCGTTTCACTCATTCTGATGTGTGTTCGACTGTGTGGGGTGAGGGTTGTTCGTGCGGGTCGAATATTAACGGCCATGATGGCCCGTTGTGGGAGATATGATATGACCGGGTTTCCTTACGGTGAAACGGTTGTGATGCTTCAACCTGCTGTTCGTGTCGATGATCTTGGCGACAAGGTTGAGGATTGGGGGCATCCTGTAGAAACCGTGTACCATAATGTGGCCGTCTATGCTTCTGTGTCGCAGGAGGATGAGGCTGCCGGCCGTGACTCGGATTATGAGCATTGGTCGATGTTGTTCAAGCAGCCTGTTAAGGGTGCCGATTATCGGTGTCGTTGGCGTATTCGGGGTGTTGTGTGGGAGGCTGACGGGTCTCCTATGGTGTGGCGTCACCCGATGTCTGGCTGGGATGCTGGCACGCAGATCAATGTGAAACGCAAAAAGGGCTGATGGGTGTGGCTCAGAATGTGAATGTGAAGCTTAATTTGCCGGGTATCCGTGAGGTGTTGAAGTCTCCTGGGGTGCAGGCCATGTTGGCTGAGCGTGGCGAGCGTGTGAAGCGTGCCGCTGCAGCGAATGTGGGCGGTAATGCTTTTGATAGGGCCCAGTATCGTGCCGGTTTGTCGTCGGAGGTGCAGGTTCACCGTGTTGAGGCTGTGGCCAGGATTGGTACCACTTATAGGGGTGGTAAGCGTATTGAGGCGAAGCATGGCACGTTGGCTAGGTCGATTGGGGCTGCGTCGTGATCGTTTACGGTGATCCTCGCGTGTGGGCTAAACGCGTGCTCAAGGATGATGGTTGGCTGTCTGATATACCGTGTACAGGGACGGTTCCTGACCGGTTTGAGGGCGATCTTATCTGGTTGGCGTTGGATGGCGGTCCACAGTTGCATGTTCGTGAGCAGGTGTTTTTGCGGGTGAATGTGTTTTCTGATACTCCGGATCGTGCTATGTCGTTGGCGCGTCGTGTTGAGGCTGTGCTGGCTGATGGTGTGGACGGTGACCCTGTGGTGCACTGTAAACGGTCTACTGGTCCTGATTTGCTGGTGGATGGTTCGAGGTTTGATGTGTATTCGCTGTTTGAGCTGATATGCAGGCCTGTCGAATCCGAGTAAACGTATTGTTTTTGTTGATTGTTTTGTTTGATTGTTTTTGGGGGTTGTGATGGCTGCTACACGTAAAGCTTCTAATGTTCGTTCGGCTGTTACTGGCGACGTTTATATTGGTGACGCGCACGCCGGTGATACTATTAAGGGTGTGGAGGCGGTTCCTTCTGGGCTTACCGCACTGGGTTATTTGTCTGATGACGGGTTTAAGATTAAGCCTGAGCGTAAAACGGATGATTTGAAGGCTTGGCAGAATGCGGATGTTGTTCGCACTGTGGCCACAGAGTCGTCTATCGAGATTTCTTTCCAGCTGATCGAGTCGAAGAAGGAGGTTATTGAACTGTTTTGGCAGTCGAAGGTTACTGCCGGATCTGATTCGGGTTCGTTCGATATTTCTCCTGGTGCCACTACGGGTGTCCATGCCCTACTGATGGATATTGTGGATGGGGATCAGGTTATTCGCTACTATTTCCCTGAGGTTGAGCTTGTTGATCGTGACGAGATTAAGGGCAAGAATGGCGAGGTTTACGGGTATGGTGTGACGTTGAAGGCGTATCCTGCCCAGATTAATAAGAAGGGTGATGCGGTGTCTGGTCGGGGGTGGATGACGGCTTTAAAAGCTGATACTCCCCCGGTTCCTCCGAAGCCTCAGCCGGATCCGAATCCGCCAGCCGAGAACTGATACACGAGTTTAAGGGATTGTTGATAGATGAGTGACACAGGTTACATGTTAAAGATTGGTGACCGCAGTTGGGTGTTGGCTGATGCGGAAGAAACGGCGCAAGCTGTTCCTGCCCGCGTGTTTCGCCGTGCCGCCAAGATTGCACAGTCTGGGGAGTCTGCGGATTTCGCCCAGGTTGAGGTGATGTTTTCTATGTTGGAGGCTGCCGCCCCAGCGGATGCTGTGGAGGCTTTGGAAGGGCTTCCTATGGTTCGTGTCGCCGAGATTTTCCGTGAATGGATGGAATACAAGCCTGACGGTAAAGGGGCTTCCCTGGGGGAATAGTTTGGCTCCACGGCCTGATTGATGATTATCGTGGGGCCATCGAATATGATTGGAGGACCCGGTTCGGTTGCTCGGTTTATGATGTTGGTGGCCCTGTAATGTGTTGGGGTGAGGCTGTCCGGCTGGCTGGCGTGTTGTGTACTGATACGTCTAGCCAGTTGGCGGCCCATCTTAATGGTTGGCAGCGCCCGTTTGAGTGGTCGGAGTGGGCTGTACTGGACTTGTTGGATCATTACAGGTCTGCTAATAGTGAGGGGCAGCCGGAGCCTGTGGCGAGGCCGACTGATGAGCGTCGGGCGAGGTTTACGTCTGGGCAGGTGGACGATATTTTGGCGCGTGTTCGCGCTAGTGGCGGGGTGTCTCGCGAGATTGATGTGTTGGGGTGAATAGTGTATGTCTGGTGAGATTGCTTCCGCATATGTGTCGTTGTATACGAAGATGCCTGGTTTGAAATCGGATGTTGGTAAACAATTGTCCGGGGTTATGCCGGCTGAGGGTCAGCGTTCTGGTAGTCTTTTTGCTAGCGGGATGAAGTTGGCTTTGGGTGGCGCCGCAATGATGGGTGCCATCAATGTTGCCAAAAAGGGCCTCAAGTCTATCTATGATGTGACTATCGGTGGCGGTATAGCTCGCGCTATGGCTATCGATGAGGCTCAGGCTAAGTTGACTGGTTTGGGTCACACGTCTTCTGATACGTCTTCGATTATGAATTCGGCTATTGAGGCTGTGACGGGTACGTCGTATGCTCTGGGTGATGCGGCTTCTACGGCGGCGGCGTTGTCTGCTTCGGGTGTGAAGTCTGGCGGGCAGATGACTGATGTGTTGAAGACTGTCGCGGATGTGTCGTATATTTCGGGTAAGTCGTTTCAGGATACGGGCGCTATTTTCACGTCGGTTATGGCTCGCGGTAAGTTGCAGGGCGATGACATGTTGCAGCTTACTATGGCTGGTGTGCCTGTCCTGTCTTTGCTTGCCAGGCAGACGGGTAAAACGTCGGCTGAGGTGTCGCAGATGGTGTCGAAGGGGCAGATTGATTTTGCTACTTTTGCGGCTGCGATGAAGCTTGGTATGGGTGGTGCTGCGCAGGCGTCTGGTAAGACGTTTGAGGGCGCTATGAAGAATGTTAAGGGCGCCTTGGGTTATCTTGGTGCTACGGCTATGGCGCCGTTTCTTAACGGTTTGCGGCAGATTTTTGTTGCGTTGAATCCTGTTATTAAGTCTGTCACGGATTCTGTGAAGCCCCTGTTTGCGTCGGTGGATCAGGGTATTCAGCGGGTGATGCCGTCTATTTTGGCGTGGATTAATCGTATGCCGGGCATGATCACGAGAATGAATGCCCAGATGCGCGCCAAGGTTGAGCAGTTGAAGGGCATTTTTGCGAGAATGCATTTGCCTGTTCCTAAGGTGAATTTGGGTGCTATGTTTGCTGGCGGTACCGCAGTGTTTGGTATTGTTGCTGCGGGTGTTGGGAAGCTTGTTGCAGGGTTTGCCCCGTTGGCGGTTGCGTTGAAGAATCTGCTGCCGTCGTTTGGTGCGTTGAAGGGTGCCGCTGGCGGGCTTGGCGGCGTGTTTCGGGCGCTTGGTGGCCCTGTCGGTATTGTGATCGGCTTGTTTGCGGCCATGTTTGCCACTAACGCCCAGTTCCGTGCCGCTGTTATGCAGCTTGTGGGTGTTGTCGGTCAGGCTTTGGGGCAGATCATGGCGGCTATTCAGCCGCTGTTTGGTTTGGTTGCTGGGCTGGTGGCACAGTTGGCTCCCGTTTTTGGCCAGATTATTGGTTTGGTGGCTGGTTTGGCTGCCCAGCTTGTGCCTTTGATTAGTATGCTTGTCGCTCGGCTAGTTCCTGTGATCACGCAGATTATTGGTGCGGTGACACAGGTTGCTGCCATGTTGTTGCCGGCTTTGATGCCGGTTATTCAGGCTGTTGTGGCTGTGATACGTCAGGTTGTTGGTGTTGTGATGCAACTGGTGCCGGTGTTGATGCCGGTTGTGCAACAGATTTTGGGTGCTGTCATGTCTGTTCTACCACCTATCATCGGCCTGATCCGGTCGCTGATACCAGTCATCATGTCGATTATGCGTGTGGTGATGCAGGTTGTTGGTGTTGTGGTGCAGGTTGTGGCCCGTATTCTTTCGGTTGTAGCACCGATGGTGGCGGCTGTTGTTGGGTTTGTTGCCCGTATTGTTGGTGCTGTTGTGTCGGCTGTCGCCCGTGTTATTGCCGCTGTCGCCCGTGTTATTGGATGGGTTGTGGCTCATGTTGTGTCGGGTTTGGCGCGTATGGGTGCTGTCATTCAGGCGGGCTGGAATCATATTCGAGCGTTTACGTCAGCGTTTATTAACGGTTTCAAGTCGGTTATTTCTGGCGGCGTGAATGCTATTGTGGGGTTTTTTGCCCGGCTTGGTTCGTCGGTTGCTAGCCATGTTCGGTCTGGGTTTAACGCGGCACGTGGTGCTGTTTCTTCCGCCATGAACGGGATACGTGGTGTGGTGTCTTCGGTGGCGTCTGCTGTTGGCGGGTTTTTCGGGTCGATGGCGTCTCGTGTCCGGAATGGTGCTGTGCGCGGGTTTAATGGGGCCAGGAATGCGGCATCTTCTGCTATGCATGCTATGGGGTCGGCTGTGTCTAGCGGAGTGCATGGTGTGCTGGGTTTTTTCCGGACTCTGCCCGGTAATATTCGGCATGCTCTCGGCAATATGGGGTCTCTGTTGGTGTCTGCTGGCCGTGATGTGGTGTCTGGTTTGGGTAATGGTATCCGGAATGCTATGAGTGGCCTGCTGGATACTGTGCGTAATATGGGTTCTCAGGTGGCTAACGCTGCTAAGTCGGTGTTGGGTATTCATTCTCCGTCTCGGGTGTTTCGTGACGAGGTTGGCCGTCAGGTTGTTGCTGGTTTGGCTGAGGGTATCACTGGGAATGCGGGTTTGGCGTTGGATGCGATGTCGGGTGTGTCTGGTCGTCTTCCGGATGCTTTTGATGCCCAGTTTGGTGTGCGATCGTCTGTGGGCTCGTTTACACCGTATGGCAGGTATCAGCGTATGAGCGAGAAGAGTGTTGTGGTGAATGTTAACGGCCCGACGTATGGGGATCCTGCCGAGTTTGCGAAGCGGATTGAGCGGCAACAGCGTGACGCGTTGAACGCGTTGGCTTACATGTGATATAGGGGTGTTGTGCATGTTTATTCCTAACCCGTCTGATCGTGCCGGTTTGACTGTTACCTGGTCTATGTTGCCGTTGATTGGTAATGATCCGGAGCGTGTGCTTCATTTGACGGATTACACGGGTGCGTCTCCTGTCATGTTGTTGAATGATTCGTTGCGCGGTTTGGGTGTTCCTGAGGTTGAGCATTTTTCTCAAACTCATGTTGGGGTGCACGGCTCGGAGTGGCGCGGGTTTAATGTGAAGCCTCGCGAGGTGACGTTGCCTGTCCTGGTGTCGGGTGTTGGCGAGGATCCTCCGGGCGGGTTTCGTGACGGTTTTTTGAAGGCGTATGACGAGTTGTGGTCTGCGTTTCCTCCTGGTGAGGAGGGGGAGTTGTCTGTGAAGACTCCTGCCGGTGTTGAGCGTGTGCTACGGTGCCGGTTTGATTCGGTTGATGACACGTTTACGGTGGATCCGGTTAATCGTGGCTATGCGCGTTATGTGCTTCATTTGACAGCCTATGACCCGTTTTGGTATGGGGATGTTCAAAAGTTTCGTTTTAGTAATGCGAAGTTGCAGGATTGGTTGGGTGGCGGCCCTGTCGGTAAGAAGGGCACGGCTTTTCCGGTGGTGTTGACGCCTGGTGTTGGTTCTGGCTGGGATAACTTGTCTAATAAGGGTGATGTGCCTGCGTGGCCTGTGATTCGTGTTGAGGGGCCGTTGTCGTCGTGGTCTGTGCAGATTGATGGTTTGCGTGTGTCTTCGGATTATCCGGTTGAGGAGTATGATTGGATTACTATTGATACGGATCCTCGGAAGCAGTCTGCGTTGTTGAATGGGTTTGAGGATGTGATGGATCGCCTGTCTGAGTGGGAGTTTGCTCCTATTCCGCCTGGCGGTTCTAAGAGTGTGAATATTGAGATGGTTGGTTTGGGTGCCATTGTTGTGTCGGTGCAGTACAGGTTTTTGAGGGCTTGGTGAATTGTTGTGGCTGGTCTTGTCCCGCAGTTAACATTGTTTACACCGGATTATCATCGTGTGGCGCCTATCAATTTTTTTGAGTCGCTGAAGTTGTCGTTGAAGTGGAATGGTTTGTCGACGCTGGAGTTGGTGGTGTCTGGTGATCATTCCAGGCTTGACGGGTTGACGAAGCCGGGTGCACGGCTTGTGGTTGATTATGGTGGTGGCCGGATTTTTTCTGGGCCTGTGCGTAGGGTGCATGGTGTTGGTCCTTGGCTGTCTTCGCGGGTGACTATCACGTGTGAGGATGATATTCGGCTGTTGTGGCGTATGCTGATGTGGCCTGTGAATTATCGTCCCGGTTTGGTGGGTTCGGAGTGGCGTGCGGACCGTGATTATGCCCACTATTCTGGTGCTGCCGAGTCGGTGGCTAAGCAGGTGTTGGGGGATAATGCTTGGCGGTTTCTGCCGGGTTTGTTTATGATGGATGATGAGCAGCGTGGCCGCTATATTAAGGATTTTCAGGTGCGTTTTCACGTGTTTGCTGACAAACTGTTGCCTGTCCTGTCGTGGGCTCGGATGACTGTTTCGGTGAACCAGTTTGAGAATGCGAAGACGGATCAGCGGGGGCTGGTGTTTGATTGTGTTCCTGCTGTGACGCGTAGCCATGTGTTGACTGCCGAGTCGGGTTCGATTGTGTCGTGGGAGTATGTGAGGGATGCCCCTAAGGCCACATCGGTGGTTGTTGGGGGGCGCGGCGAAGGCCGGGATCGGCTGTTTTGTGAAGATGTTGACTCGATGGCCGAGGGGGACTGGTTTGATCGTGTCGAAGTGTTTAAGGATGCCCGTAACACTGATTCGGATAAGGTGTCTCTTTACGATGAGGCCGAGCAGGTGTTGTCCGAGTCGGGGGCCACGTCGGGGTTTAAGATCGAGTTGGCGGAGTCGGATGTGTTGCGTTTTGGGCCGGGAAAGCTGATGCCGGGTGATCTTATCTATGTTGATGTGGGTTCTGGCCCTATCGCGGAGATTGTGCGGCAGATTGATGTGGAGTGTGATTCGCCTGGTGACGGGTGGACGAAGGTGACTCCTGTTGCGGGGGATTATGAGGATAATCCGTCGGCCCTGTTGGCTCGCCGTGTTGCTGGTTTGGCTGCTGGTGTGCGGGATTTGCAAAAGTTTTAAAAAACAAAAACGGATTGGGGTTTGTTGTGGGTATTGTGTGTAAAGGGTTTGATGGTGTGTTGACCGAGTATGATTGGGCTCAAATGTCTGGTCTGATGGGTAATATGCCGTCGGTGAAGGGTCCTGACGATTTCAGGGTTGGTACGACGATTCAGGGTGCTACTGTGTTGTGTGAGGTCCTGCCGGGGCAGGCTTGGGCTCACGGGGTGATGTGTACTTCGAATAGTGTGGAGACGGTGACGGGGCAGCTGCCTGGGCCGGGGGAGACCCGCTATGATTATGTGGTGTTGTCTCGGGATTGGGAGGCGAATACTGCCAAGTTGGAGATTGTTCCTGGGGGTCGTGCGGAGCGTGCCCGTGATGTGTTGCGTGCCGAGCCTGGCGTGTATCATCAGCAACTGTTGGCTACCCTGGTGATGTCGTCTAACGGGTTGCAGCAGCAGCTGGATAGGCGTGCTATAGCTGCTAGGGTGGCGTTTGGCGAGTCTCCTGCCTGCGACCCGACCCCTATGGAGGGTGACCGAGTGATGGTTCCTTCGGGGGCTGTGTGGGCTAACCATGCCGGCGAGTGGGTGCAGTTGTCTCCGCGTATCGAGACGGGTTCGAAGTCGATTATGTTTGGCGGTTCTAACGTGTATGCTTATACGATCCCGTTTGCCCGCCCCTTTGGTAGTCCGCCTGTTGTGGTGGCGTCTATGGGGACCGCGGCTGGGGGTACGACACAGATTGATGTGAAAGCCTACAATATTACTAATAAGGATTTTGGTTTGGCGTTTATCACGAATGACGGGTCTAAACCGAATGGTGTGCCTGCTGTTGCGAATTGGATAGCTGTGGGCGTGTGACCGTGTTTAGGCTGTGGTGGCGGTTGGTGTGATGTTGGGGGGCTGTGGTGTCGTGGTTTACTCCTGCACTGGTGGCCTCTATTTGTACCGCGTTGGCCACGGTTTTGGGCTCGGTTCAGGCGGTCACATCCCGATCTAGGCGGCGTTTGCGCCGGCTGTCGGCTCAGGTGGATGCGATGGAGGAGTATACGTGGGGTGTGCGACGTGAGGTTCGCCGGTTTAACGCAGGGCTTCCTGACGAGGTTGAGCCTATGCATCTTCCTGATTTGCCTGAGTTTTTGAAAGATACTGTTGATGGTGGAGGTGAGCAGGGTTGAGGGAGTTGGAGGAGGAGAAGCGGCAGCGCCGCAATTTTGAGAAGGTTTCCCTGCTGTTGTTGTTCCTGTCGCTTGTGTTGTTGATTGTGGTTGCTGGGGGTGCTTTGCGTTTCGGGGCTGTGTCTTCTGAGCGGGATTCAGAGCAGGCGAGGGCCCAGTCGAATGGCACGGCGGCGAAGGGGTTAGCCAGCCGTGTTCGGCAGGTGTGTGCGCAGGGTGGCCTGGAGTCGGTGAGGCTTCACCGGTCTGGTTTGTGTGTGGATGCTGTGCGTACTGAGCGGAGTGTTCAGGGTGTGCCGGGCCCGGCTGGTGAGCGTGGCCCGCAAGGTCCCGCCGGTGCTGATGGCCGGAATGGTGTTAATGGTTCGGCTGGCCTGGTTGGTCCTGTTGGTCCGCAGGGTTCTCCTGGTTTGAATGGTGTGAAAGGTCCTGACGGATTGCCTGGCGCTAATGGTTCGGATGGCCGCGATGGTGTTCCTGGCCGTGCAGGCGTTGATGGGGTTGATGGTCGGGATGGTTCTGCCGGCGAGCAAGGCGTCCAGGGGCCCGTGGGGCCTTCGGGGGCTGCTGGACCGCAAGGTGCACAGGGTGAACGGGGTGAGCGCGGCCCCGCCGGTGCGAACGGATCCGATGGTAAAGACGGTAAGGATGGCCGCTCGGTGGTGTCTATGTACTGTTCCGGGGGCCGCCTGTTTGTGAAATATAGTGACGGTGCGGCCTCTACCATATCGGGCTCAGTGGCCTGCCAGGGTGTGAAACCGTCGCCCATGGTAACTATATCATCCCACAAATAAACAAGAAGGGGGAAGGGTGTTACTAGTGTTGATAATGTTTGGGGGTGGTGTGCGGTGAGGTTTATTCCAGCAGCGCATCATTCTGCCGGCTCGAATAGTCCGGTGAATAGGGTTGTGATTCACGCAACATGCCCTGATGTGGGGTTTCCGTCCGCGTCTAGGGCTGGTCGGGCAGTGTCTACTGCGAACTATTTTGCTTCCCCATCATCTGGGGGTTCGGCACACTATGTGTGCGATGTCTCTGAGACGGTGCAGTGCCTGTCTGAGTCTACGATTGGTTGGCATGCCCCGCCGAATCCGCATAGTTTGGGTATAGAGATTTGCGCGGATGGGGGTTCGCACGCCTCATTCCGGGTGCCGGGGCATGCTTATACTCGGGCGCAGTGGCTGGATCCTCGCGTGTGGCCTGCGGTGGAGCGTGCCGCGATCCTGTGTAGACGTTTGTGTGACAAATATAATGTTCCGAAAAGGAAGCTTAGTGCAGCCGATTTGAAGGCTGGCAGGCGGGGTGTGTGCGGCCATGTGGATGTTACGGATGCGTGGCATCAGTCGGATCATGACGATCCTGGGCCGTGGTTTCCGTGGGACAAATTTATGGCCGTAGTCTGCGGCGGTAGTGGTAGTGAGGAGTTAACTGTGGCTGATGTGAAAGCCTTGCATGATCAGATTAAACAATTGTCTGCTCAGCTTACTGGTGCGGTGAATAAGCTGCACCATGATGTTGGTGTGGTACAGGTGCAGAATGGTGATTTGGGTAAACGTGTGGATGCCCTGTCGTGGGTGAAGAATCCGGTGACGGGGAAGTTGTGGCGCACAAAGGATGCTTTGTGGAGTGTCTGGTATTACGTGTTGGAGTGTCGTAGCCGTATCGACAGGCTTGAGTCTACTGTTAACGGTTTGAAAAAGTGATGGTGGTTTGTTGTGGGTAAACAGTTTTGGTTAGGTTTACTGGAGCGGGCGGCTAAGACTTTTGTTCAAACGTTTGTTGCTGTGTTGGGTGTGACGGCGGGTGTCACCTATACTGCGGAGTCGTTTCGCGGTTTGCCGTGGGAGTCTGCCCTGATTACGGCCACGGTTGCTGCGGTGTTGTCGGTTGCTACCTCGTTTGGTAGCCCGTCGTTTGTGGCCGGCAAACCTAAAAACACGGTTGTGGATGCTGGGCTTGTTCCACCCGACGATGGGGGCATGGTTGAGCCGCACTCGGTGGATGTGTCGGATCCTGGCATGATAGAGCCGATGGATGATGAGAGTGTGGACTATGTGCCGAAGCGGGCTGCCGAGTCTGAGGTTGGCACGGTAGAGTCTACTGTTGCATAATTGAATATATGTGTGTGCCCCAGCGGTGCTGCCACAATCGTGTGGTGGTTGCCGCTGGGGCACTATTTCTGTATATACGGTGCGGCTATGATTCGTTGTTGTTGATGGTTGCCTCAATCGTCTGATACAGGTGGAGGCAGGTAGAGATAGTTTCGTTGGCCTGGTCTAGAACATCCTGGCCGATGACGCTTTTATGATTGTCGCGGTGGCAGATGATGGACCACATGATATCGTCGGCCGCCGATTGTAGTAGTTTGGCCTGGTATGCGATTCCGGCGAGCCAGTCTAGTGCTTCCGGGCTTGCCTGTGTGTCGTCTGGCATGCCACTATTCTTGCTGTTGTTTGTGGGGTATCCTGCGCTGTCGCAGCACCACAAAATTTCGCTGCACTCGTCTAGCGTGTCCTGGTCGATAGCAAGGTTGTCGAGGCTGACTTCTTTGATGGTGAGGTTCACATTGTCGAGGGAGATGGGTACATGGTACTGGTTTTCGACACCGCCAACAATGTTTTCCAATTGCTGCATGTTGGTGGGCTGTTGTTGGATGATTCGGTGTACCGCTGTTTTGAGTGCAGTGTAGAGGATATTGGTTGTGGTATCGATCATCGTGTTATGCCATTCCTTCGTTATCATCTGGCATGTAGTATGTGGTGTTCGCGTACTCGGTTAACGTCATCAGTGTTTGGTCGGCCCACTGTTTCGCTGTCTGTCTTGTCATATTCAATCGCTGGGCGGCTGTGACGTAGGTTTGGTCGTAGCCGTATACTTCCCTGAATGCTGCGAGCCGTGCTAGCCGTTTCCTTTGCTTGGAGGGTTCACAGGATAGGGTGTAGTCGTCGATGGCTAGCTGTAGATCGATCATTGCTACAATGTTGTTTCCGTGGTGTTGTGGCGCTGTTGGTGGTGGTGGCATGCCCGGCTCCACACTCGGTTTCCATGGTCCGCCGTTCCAGATCCATTGGGCAGCTTGGATGATGTCGGCGGTGGTGTAGGTCCGGTTCATGTGTCATCCCCTAAACAGGTTGTCGAAGTCATCGTGGTTGTTGGTGTTGGTGGTGTCGAATCGTCCTACGCAGTGGCAGTAGTCGTACATGAGTTTGATGATGTGTTGGTGGTCGCCGAGGTAGGTGTTTCCGCTGATGCTGTAGGTGGCTGTGCCGTCTTTGCTGATGGTGTATTTGGCGGTGATGGTTTCGGGGTTTTCTGTGTTGGTGATGATGGCGGTGGTTGTGGCGCCTACTGTTTGTAGTACGGTGGTTTGGGTTCCGTCGTCGAGGGTGGTAGTAACCATAATTGGGGTTTCTCCTTTAGATGCTTGTCTGATGGTCGGCTAGATGAATAATATCGGATAAAGGTTTCGGCTGGTCGAGGTGTTGTATGGTTTTGTTTGCTAAACGTTTGGCTACACGGTAGCACATTTTGGTGTAGTGTTTGTTGTCGAGGTTGTGGTATTGTTCCCGCACCGCAATATATAGTAGGGAGTCTTGGTACAGGTCGTCTGCACTGATTGCGGGGTAGTGTGTGGCTATTTTGGTGCATGCCCGGTTGAGTGTGCGAAGATGATGGTCTGTGGCCCACACCCACGATGCCGTGGTGGCTAGGTCTGCTTTTGTTGGTCGTCTGCTCATGGCACTATTTTACCTTGCAATGTGATAGTTGTTTGGTGTTTTGTTGTGGATAGTGTAGCACACTAGTCCGGGGTGGCCGGTGGTGCCTGTGCGATGCCGGTACCAGACGGATTCTCCTTCCATGGATGGGCATTGTATGAAGGTGCGTTGTCCTTGCTCAGATATGTGGAGGTGGTGCCGGTGGCCTGCCATGAGAATATTAGATACGGTGCCGTTGTGGAATTCTTGGCCGCGCCACCATTCGTAGTGTTGGTTGTTGCGCCATTGGTGTCCGTGGGCGTGCAGGATTTGTGTGCCGGCCACCTGGACGGTGGTGGTCATTTCGTCCCGGTCGGGGAATATGAAGCGCATGTTGGGATACTGGTTGGTGAGTTGGTAGGCTTCTGCGATGGCCCTGCAGCAGTCTACGTCGAAGGAGTCGTCGTAGGTGGTGACGCCTTTGCCGAATCGTACGGCTTCACCGTGGTTGCCGGGGATGGATGTGATGGTGACGTTGGCGCAGTGGTCGAACATGTGTATGAGTTGCATCATGGCCATGCGGGTGAGCCTGATTTGTTCCGTCAAGGGTGTTTGTGTGCGCCAGGCGTTGTTGCCTCCTTGTGACACGTATCCTTCGATCATGTCGCCGAGGAAGGCGATGTGGACCCGGCCGGGTTTCCCAGCTTGCTGCCAGTAGTGTTTTGCGGCTGTGAGAGATCGAAGGTAGTCGTCTGCGAATCGGCTGGTTTCTCCGCCGGGTATGCCTTTGCCTATTTGGAAGTCGCCCGCCCCGACCACGAACGCACAATCATTGCTGTCTGTTGTGGTGGTGTCGGGTTTGGGCGGCTGCCAGTCGGCTAGCTTAGCTACGAGTTCGTCGATCGGGTATGGGTCTGTTTTGGGTTGGTGGTCGATGATTTTTTGGATGGAGCGTCCTGTTTCTCCGTTGGGGAGTGTCCATTCGGAGATGCGGGTGCGGCGTACGGTTCCGTTGGCGAGATCATCGTGGATGGTGTCGGCTTCATCGTTGTGGTTGGCTAGCTGTGTGAGGAGCCGGTCAATATTGTCGATCATTTCTTGTCCCCTCCTTTACTATTGAGTTTGCGTCTGTGGTCTTTGATGACGGTGGCGGAGATGGGGTATCCGGCTTGGGTGAGCTGTTTTGCTAGCCACGAGGCGGGGATGGTTTTGTCGGCGAGCACGTCTGCAGCCTTGTTGCCGTAGCGTTGAATAAGGGTTTCAGTTTTGGTTGCCATGGTGTCCTATCGGTTGTGTGGTGGGTTGCCATCCTGTGCGGCAGTCGCCGTCGTGTCCTGGTTTGCGTGTACACCAGGTGGTGGCGCCGTCTGGGTGGTGGAGTGGTTTACAGCACATGACTTCTTGTAGATGCTCGGGCAGCTCGCCACTATCGTCTTGCTGGTCGAATAGGGTTTTTTGTTGGGTGAAATGCTCGGATACTGTGCCATTATGCACGGGTAGTATCCATGTTTTCCATTGTTGTTGTAGCCGGGTGTTCCAGTGGAATTGTTTTGCTGCGTTCATGGCTTGTTTGACGGTTTTGTAGTAGCCGACTAGTATGCGCTGATGCTGGTTGTTGGGAGGGTTTGAGCCTCGCCAGTATTGTGCCGCCACGGCGTACCGGTTGCTGGCTGTGAAGGCGTTCCAGCAGTACTCGACAATGTGTGCTAGTACCTTGTCGGGCATGTCTCGTGCTTGGTTTTCGTCGAGCCACTCGTCAACAATGATGTTGCGTATAGCTTGTTTGTCTTTGATGGTTGGTTTGAATGCGATGCTCATGATAGGGTCGGCTGTTCGTCTTGCATGAACTGGTTGAAGGTGTTGTTTCCGGCGTGTTGGGCTTGTGTGATTTGCTGGTCAGACCAGTCGGGGTGTTGCTGTTTGAGGTAGTGCCAGTGGCAGGCGTCGTAGGTTTCGTTTTGTAGCCGGGTGAGATGGTTTTCGGTGATGATTTGTTTCCACATTGTCCATGACACGTCTAACCTGTTCAGGATTTCGAGGGCGGGAATGTTGAACTGGTTGAGGAAGAGGATTTCGTGGGTGTAGTATTCCTTCTCGTATTGGTCCCATCCGCTTCGGTGTCTGTTGGGCTGGTTTTTGGGGTAGGCTTCCCGGCATACTTTGTGTAAACGTTTGGCCATGTCGTCGGGTAGTTTAATGTCGGGGTTGGCTCGGATCATGGATCGCATCCCATCGTAGGTGGTGCCCCAGGTGTGCATGATGTAGGTGGGGTTTTCACCATCGGCCCATTTTTCTGCACAGATGGTGAGGCGTATCCGCCTTCTGGCTGCTTGGCTGGTGTTGCGCCGGTTGGGGATGGGGCACGTGTCGAGGGGGTCCATGATGTTTTAGTGTACCTTTCTGGTTTCGTGTTGTTGACGTGTTTTACTGTAGCACAGTGTCTAGTGCTTGTGTCAACCCTGTTTTTCCGGTTTTCAGGTAGGTGTCTGTCACATCGCCGACAGTGAGGGGCACATGGGTGGCTTGAGGGAGCGCGGACTGGATGGTTTTGGCCATCTGATAGCCTGCTGGGTCTGGGTCGGACCAGATGTAGATGTGGTCGTAGCCTTCGAAGAATTTGGTCCAAAAAGTTTGCCACGAGGTTGCACCGGGTATGGCGACGGCCGACCATCCGCATTGTTCGAGGATCATGGAGTCGAATTCGCCTTCGCAAATGTGCATTTCGGCTGCCGGGTTGGCCATGGCGGCCATGTTGTAGATGGAGCCGGTGTCCCCGGCCGGTGTCAAATATTTGGGGTGATTGTGTTCCTTGCAATCATGCTGGAGTGAGCAGCGAAACCGGATTTTGCGTACCTCGGCTGGGCCGTCCCAGGTGGGGTACATGTAGGGGATGGTGATGCACTGGTTGTAGTTTTCGTGGCCTGGGATGGGGTCATTGTCGATGTATCCAAGGTGGTGGTAACGTGCTGTTTCTTCGCTGATTCCTCGCGCTGAGAGCAGGTCGAGTATGTTTTCGAGGTGGGTTTCGTAGAGGGCCGAGGCTTTCTGGATTCGGCGGCGTTCCGCAATGTTGTATGGGCGTAGCGTGTCGTACATTCGGGTTTCTTTCTTCTAGTCGTTGTTGTAGCTGAGCGAGGCCTCCTCCGACACCGCATGTGTGGCAGTACCAGACTCCTTTATCAAGGTTGATGCTCATGGAGGGCTGGTGGTCGTCGTGGAGCGGGCACAGGATGTGCTGCTCGTTTCGTGACGGGTTGTAGCGTATGTGGTAGTGGTCGAGGAGGCGGCAGGTGTCAGAGGTGTGGGAGGAGTTCTGCGAGGGTTGATACCACATAGGCTTCACTCCATGGCTTGTTGCGTTGTTTCATGATGACGAGTCCTATGGTGGACTGGTTTTCTCGGTTGCGGTGTTGCTCATAGTTGCGTGCCTCGGTTGTGGCTTCTTTCACGAATTGGGCCAAGTGCTGTTGTCCGGCTTTGGCTTCGATCACATAGGTTTTGTTTCCGGTTGTGAGGATGAGGTCGCCTTCGTCTTCCCGGCCGTTCAGATGAAGCCGTTCTATATCGTGTCCGGTGTCGCGTAGCTGGTGCAATAATCGTGTTTCCCATTCTGCGCCGGCCCGCCGGTTGCGTGACTGTTGTGAAGCCATCATAGTCCTTTATGTTCTGCTGTCATTTTCCATGGCTGTTTTTCTACCAGTGGTCCGAAGAATGTGTATTCCGGGTAGGCTCGTAGTCTTTCATATTTGGTGCCGTCTGGGCTGGATTTGCCGGTGCGCTGTTTTAGCACGGCGATGCGAGCCTCTGCCGGTATCGTGAGCCCGTTACCGTTATCCTCACCGCCATACAATGAGACTCCGAGGATGAGTTGTGGTTTTTCGGATAGCCCGTTTTTGATTTCTCGTCTGGCGGGCGGGTGTTCGATTTCGGTTCCTGTTTTGTCGGTTGCGTGGTGGGTGACGATGATGGTGGAGCCAGTATCTCTGCCCAATGCTGTGATCCATTGCATGGCTTCCTGCTGGGCCTGATAGTCACTCTCGCAGTCTTGGATGTCCATCAAGTTGTCGATGACGATGATTTCGGGGAAGCTATTCCACATTTCCATGTAGGCTTGTAGCTCCATTGTGATGTCGGTCCAGGTGATGGGTGACTGGAATGAGAATGTGATGCGTTCGCCGTGGTGGATGCTGTCTCGATAGTATTCCGGCCCGTAGTCGTCGATGTTTTGTTGTATTTCAGCGGTTGTGTGGATGGTGTTGAGTGAGATGATTCGTGTGGAGGCCTCCCAGGGTGTCATATCCCCTGAAATGTACAGTGTGGGGCGGTTGAGCATCGCTGTGATGAACATGGCTAGCCCGGATTTTTGGCTGCCGGACCGCCCCGCAATCATGACAAGATCCCCTTTGTGTATGTGCATGTCCAGGTTGCGGTAGAGGGGTTCTAGTTGGGGTATGCGGGGCAGCTCGGCGGCTGTTTGGGAGGCCCTCTCGAAGGATCGTTGTAGAGAGAGCATCGGGACCTTAATCTATCTGTCTATCGGTTGGTGCTTGTGCTAGTGGTCAGATGGAGTCGATGTCCACGTCTTCGCCTGTGTCGGGTGTAGTGTGGCTGTCTCGCCGGTCAACGTAGGCTGCTACAAGGTCGTAGATGGCATCATCCAATGGTTTGAGCACGACCGCGTTGAAGCCGTTTTTGGTGCGCACTGTGGCTAGTTTGAAGGCCTGCTCCTCGCCAAGGTATGCCTCTAAATCTCGGATCATGGAGTGTGGGCGGTCGTTGTTGCCGCGCGCTTTTTCGATGATGGCGTTGGGAATGGTTTCTGGGGTGTCGTTGTTGAGGTCGTCTAGGGTGTGGAAGATGGTGACATCGGCGTAGATACGATCGGCGGTTTGTCCACCGTATCCTTCAGTGTTGTGTTCTACGTCGTGAACTTTGAAGGCGATGGCGGTGGCGTCCTGGTTTTTGGACGGGTTGAAGAAGGTGCTGTTGCTGTTGTTGTTGCGGTAGTTGGCGAGTCCCATAACTTGGTTTCCTTTTACTGTTTGTGTTGTTTTGTTTGTTGGTTTATGTTGTGTTTTATCGGGTGAGGCTGTTTCGTTTAGTACGGAAAGCTTCTGACACGTCACTGTTGCTGGTGATGATCTTCTTGTACTGTTTCAAGAGGTCTGCTAGCTGCGTCTTGCTGGTGGCTTTGTTGATCCGGTCAATGATGATGTCGTTTTCCTGTGATGCGATCTTGTTTACGTAGTCTTTGGCTGCTTTATCGTATCGGTCTTGGAGGATGATGGATGCAGAGGCGATCAGGGTTGCGAGGTCCCAGTCGTTGGATACTGTGTCGTCTTTCAATCCTCCTAGCAGATCAATGATGGATTGTTTTACTTGATCGGCGGTGTCGCCTCGGATGACTGTCCAGGGTGCGGCGTAGTCTCCACCGTATTTGAGTGTGATGGTGAGGCGATCATCAGTGCTGTTGGTGTCGGTCACTGGTTTTCCTTACTGTTGTCTGTTTCGGGTGGTTTGAGGATTGATTCGGTGGGGTACCGGTATGAGTCTTTCCCGTTGACGGCCCAGCAGGCGTCCCTGACGGGGCATCCTTTGCAGAGGGCTGTGACGTGTGGTACGAAGATTCCTTGGCTGATTCCTTTCATTGCTTGACTGTACATTGATGATACATGCCGGTAGGTGTTGTTGTCAAGGTCGTAGAGTTCGGTTGCTGTGCCTTGTGTCGGGGATTTGTCGTCGTTGCGGCTGGTGGCGGGTGTCCAAAACATGCCTTTCGTCACATCGATACCATTCTGGGCGAGCATGTATCGGTATGTGTGCAGCTGCATGCTGTCTGCTGGGAGGCGACCCGTTTTTAGGTCGAGGATGAAGGTTTCGCCGGCATCTGTGTCGGTGAAGATACGGTCAATGTATCCGACGATCTTTGCGCCGTCGTCGAGGATGGTTTCTACCGGGTATTCGATGCCTGGCTGGCCGTCTAAGACTGCAATGTGGTATTGTGGATGATTTGTGCGCCAGTTTTTCCACCGGTCGACGAAGGTTTGACCGTACACCATCCACCAGTCGTAGTCTTTTTTGTTGGGGCCCCCGCTTTCGCACATGTTTTTGCATACTCTTCCGGAGGGTTTGATGTCGGTGCCTTCGGATTCGACAAGGTCGACTTGTGTGGCGAAAACGTTTTTGAAGGACAGGAGTTCGCCCGGCATTTCGGGGTATTCGGCAGGACTATAAAGATGGAGGTCGTATTGTTCGGTGATGTGGTGTATGGCGCTTCCGGCGATGGTGGCATACCAGGTGTGGTGCTGTGCATGGTAGCCGTGGGATAGGCGCCATTTTTCTCCGCATTCAGCCCACTGTGATAGTGAGCTGTAGGAGATGTGGCCTGGATGGTTGATGGTTTTCGGATATTGTGCTAGAGGCATTACTTGTCGCTTTTGTTCCATGGGTTGCGGGTGTCTTTGCCTGCATTGTGTTGCTGGTAGGCGAGGAGTGCGAGGCAGTGCCAGGCTGCGTGTGCCAGATGGGGCAGCCCGGATTCGTGGTCGAGGTTGTTTCCTTGCTGCCAGGCTAGCACATGCCTGTAGAGGGCGTCGACACTGTGACACCAGGGGTATCCTCCGGTCCAGTTGTTGTCGCCGTATTTGGTGGCACCGTATCCGGCAACCTCGCCTAAGGCGTGGAGGGATGCGGGGTCGATGAGGGAGAGCCTGCACAGTTTTAGTTCTTTTCGGGCTCCCGTCTCGGGATCGGTGTACATGCGGGTGGGCTCATCCATGGGGTGTGTGCTCCTTAAGGGTGGGTTACTGGTTGTTGTCGTGGGCTAGTGCGGCGGCGAGAATAATGATGGCGAGGGTTTCGGCGATCAGTATGGGTGTTGTGATCATTTGTGGTCTTTGGGCTGGTAGGTGAGGGTTGATGCGCCGAGCAGGGTGGCGAGGGCGCATGCGGCAATAATGGCGAGGGCTGCTTTGTGGCTGGTGCCTGTCGCGTACATCCATGTGATGATGCCGCCTTGAATCCAGGCGAGGCTGGTGAAGAACGTTTCGTAGCTGTGCAGCTCAATGTTGTTGGGTGTGTTCATGCTTGCTCCTGAAGAATGGTGTTGATGGTTTTATAAATGTTGTACAGGTCGGTTTCAATCGATAACAGTTGTTTGATTTGGTGGTCGAGGTTGATGTCCGGGTTGAGGGTGTTGATGCGGGATGCAATGTCGGTGGCTGTGCGTAGTGTGCCGCCGGTGTGGTGAATGATGTGTGCCGTGTCGGCGAGCCCGGCTGTGACAGCATAGTGGGGGAGGAGAGACATAGCGGGGATGCTCCTTGGCGGGTTACTGTTGCGGGTTGATGTTGAGGTCGGTGACGTTGGGGTGTTCTTCTGTTCCGGTGACGAGGCAGTGGACGGTGACGGGTAGTTTGGATGCTCCCGGCTGACGGATGGTTGCGCCGTAGACGATGCTGAACGTGTCTTTGCCAATAATTTTGTGGAGTTGGAGGTCGATGTCGGGGTTGCCGTTCCAGTTGACACCGTGTGCGGCGGTCTTCTGTTCGGCTTTCCGGTTGCAGGTGTGTGCTGCCGTAATCATGGTGAGTCCGGTGGCGGTTTCTTCACCCCTTGATTGGGCTTGCTTGTGAGCCTTGGCCTGCTCGGCCTGTAGGGAGCGGACTGCTGCGGCTTGCCGTGCTTTCTTTTCGGCTTTGCGCTGCTGGACGGTTTCAGGTGTCCATGCGGTGTTGGCTGTGGTTACCTGTGGGGCTGGCTGTGAGGCGAGTGGCGGGTTGTCGTCTGGGGCTGGCAGGAAAGATGCGGCGGCAATAATGGCGGCTGTGATTCCGGCGATGGTGTAGCCGTTTTTCTTGTTCATTACTGTTGTCCCCTTTCCGGGGGGTTGTTCGTTGTTGACATGATTAATCATGGTGTGGATGGTTCCCCATGTCAAGGCTGCGCTCACTGGGTGTGAGCGTTTGGTGTGTGGCTTGGGGTTTTATCGGGCGCATAGGGTGAGTAGGTGGCCGATGTTGATGCGTGTCACGTTCCAGTAGAGTTGCGTGGATTCCCCACCGGTGAGCGGCTTCCACTCGTTGTGGCTGTACACGGTGCCGTCGGTGGCGATGAACGTGTTAGGACGCAGTTTGTGGAGTTCGGCTTCCACGATCTGCCGGTAGGCTTCGGCGAGGCCCTCAAAATCCAGGTGGTCGCAGTGGAGGTTTTCGAGGCGTGTCAGGTCGAAGGGTGTGGGGCAGTCGTAGCTGGCTGGGGTGTAGAGCTGGGTGAAGTGGTCGGCGATCTTCTGCACGATTGTTCCTTTCTTGTGATGTGGTGGTGGTTTTTATCGGGTGGATGCTGCAATGATGGCGTTGAGGTCGATCATGTCGATGAGATCGTGGAGTTCCTCAGTTTCGTTTTCGGTGAGTGACTGCCAGTCGGGTGGCCCGTATATGGCGCCGTCGAGGGTGACCGTCCATAGGGGCCGGATGAGTCGTATGGCTTCTTGTACTTTAGCGTGGTACATGCGGCGCACCATATCCAGATCGATGTCGTCTGAATGGTTTCCGGTGAGGCTGTGGAGGCTGAGCGGGTCGATTTCGGTTTGCTTGTAGAGGGATGTGAAGGATGGTGTGATGAGTGTGCCATCCATGGGTGTGCTCCTTTCGGTGGTGTAGGGGTTGTTGTGGTTTCTAGAGTGTGTAGGTTGTGACCCACAGTCAAGGCTGCGCTCAACGGTTGTGAGCGTTTCATGTGGATGTGGCATATATCACTTAAGCCTTTATTGCCTCTCTAAGCGCCTCAAATAGTCTGGGGGTAGGATTATGCAGGATCCACCCTGCTGATCGATTCTAGGCCCCTTCTAGGGCGTCTCAGGGGTATGTCTGGGTGGCAGCAGGTTCGGTAGATGGATTGACAGGTTGATACAAGTCTGCATCGCAAAGGTGGGGGTGCCCTATCTAGGCATGGAATCTACAAGTCTGCATCGCAAAGGTGGGGGTGCCCTATCTAGGCATGGAATCTACCCCCCCCCCATATCGTGTGAGATAGGCCACACTCGCCTAGTATGGTGTACACCCTCAAGGCTACTCTGCCAATCTAGCGTGAAGGGTGTAGCCCAGAAATGCTGTTTGAAGCTGTGACACGGCGCCTAGGAGCGACTTGCAGGGTGGGGGCTAGGTATTTATACCCCCAGCACATTCTGATCGATTCTAGACGCCTACAGGAGCCTGATACACGATCAACCATCTCGGTATAGACCATCAGCCCCTATCCTGCTTAGCTAAGCCTACACTATGTGGACAGTGTGGGATACTGTAGGGAAAGAAGGACACGGTAAAAGAAAGAAGGGGGAGCATCAGCCTTCACACCTGAGGTACTTAAGTTAACCTTAAGTGCTCAGTGCTAAGCACTTAGCACCGAGCCCTTAAGGGGCTCGGCATCAGCCCGAACAGGCTCAGCTCATTAGGCACAGCCCTGAAAGGGGTATACGCCATCAGGGAAGGCTATCAGCACATCAGCGTCTAGCGTGTTCGGAAAGGACACAGGAGTACAGTGTGACAGCTGCCCGGGAGTGAAACCCGTTCTGACTAGGGGTTTCAGCCTTAACTACCTGTAAAGGTTACAAGACTCTAAGAAAATTTAAGGAAAAGTTTAGGTTTAATTTTTGGACCTTTACCACCAAAAACACCCGTTTACACCCCTCAAACCCGCCTATAGAGCCAAATCCGCCAGTTTGACTCGTCCCAGGTGGCGTATGCTAGGCTGGACAGGTAGCCAGCTGGACGCAAGGCCGAAATCCGCTGACGCGGCTTTCACCCTTACATCCATCAGTCTACCAAAGACTTAAAAGCTTCAAGGCTTAGCACTTAGCACCGAGCCCCTCAAGGCTCGGCATCAGTCTTAAAGCCTTAAACACTTAAAGTAAATATTAATACTTAAAGACTTATAAGCTTTAAACACTTTAAGGAAACTTAAGTACTTAACACTTAAGATTATAAATAAACATTAAAGCCTTTAAGTCTTAAAGTAAATATAAAACCTTAAAGGCTTAGCACTTAAGGATATAAACTTTACATCAGTGTGTAAGACTTTAAAACTTAAAGTAAATATAAATACTTATAAGCCTTAATACTTTAAGTAACTATAAAACATTAAAGCTTTAAACACTTAAAGTTAACCATCAGTCTTAAACTTTAATATTATAACCTATAAGTCTTAAAGCTTATAGGTATTATAATATAATTATATAAGTTATAAAAGTTTTAGAAGAGCTAAGGGGTTAACTTCTTTACTTCTCTACTCTCTTTGGTTCTTTCTCTCTTCTCTTCTTTTCTTCATCAGGGGAGAAGAGGAACCTTTTGCCATCAGCGCCGATGGGCTTTACGCCGTGTGACTCGTGTGCTTGGTCGCAAGCTCCCGTCGCACACTCCCCACACTCTTACACCCGTGTCCCTTTCACGTCTTGGCGTGTTCGGTTGGAGGCGTACGGCGTGTCACGCTTCAACCCTTAACATCAGGTAAGACTTAAAGTGTATATTATATGTAGAAGACTTTAAAAACTTTAAGAGTGTACACGTTTTGGCTGTGTTCTACACCGCTAGGCGCCAAGCGCTAAGCCTTGAAACGGGAACACACCCTCCCCCATTTTTCTTCCGTGTCCTTCTTCTTTCAACACAGCTGGGGGGCGATGTGATCTTTCTCACACCCGTGGGGGTGGAAGAGAAACACAAACACCCCGGCACGTTCACAACCCCCCACCAAACGAACAAAACAGCCCCCAGAATCGAACAGCAGGGCAAGGGCAAGGTATTCATACCCCCACACGATTCCAGGCTGTTACAGGGGCAATGAGAGGCTTACAGGCTACCATGGGTGAACGGGGGACGCGATGACACACACCAACCGCACCGCATCCTCCGCCCACCGGCGCTGGCGGCAACGACTCATCACCCAAGCCAAGCAGCAAGGCCAAACCGAATGCCCACTCTGCGGAGTCACCATCACCTGGGACACACACGACCTGCCAACCAGCCCCGAAGCCGACCACATCACACCCGTCAGTAGGGGAGGACTCAACACCCTAGACAATGGGCAAATCATCTGCAGAACATGCAACAGAAGCAAAGGCAACAGAAGCGAACCAAACATTCGATTCCAACAACAAACCACAAAAACATTGGTTTCATGGTGACAAAACCCGCCAACCCCCACCCGGACCACCCCCTGCACACCCGTGCAAGACCTCGTACGGCTT